GTAACAAGAGCAGCCAGTCAGGTACTAGAAATAACAGAGATAGAAAGAGAAATCGACACTACCTCTACTACGGTATCATTATCAGTATTCTCACAATAGGAACCCCAAGTTATGCTGAAGAAGGAGAAACCAACAATACTTCAAACCCTGTGGCGGCAGCTACAGGAAACGTTACAAATCAAGCCGTCCAATTCCAAAATAATGGTGCCCCTTCGCGTCAGATTATCGGGCCGAACATAAGTTGTAACGGAGCCACCATGACATTCAGTCCATTTTATATGGGCAATCATACCACTCCTTTTGATGACCAGATGGATCAACAAAGCTACACTGTAGCTGAGAACTGGGGTGGCCAGATTAACTTCATGGTACCCCTTGATGGTTCCCTTGTTGAACGCTGTAAAGAAGCAGCTTCTAGACAGATAGCTAAAATGAAACTCGACTATGAATTAGTTCGTGTTAAAAATTGTGCAGAATTACAGCAAAAAGGTTTTATGTTAAGACCTGGTTCACGTGTATATCATATGTGCCAAGATGTAATACCTATAGCTGCATTTAAAAAACAAGTGTTAGCTAAACAAGCTAAAGCACTACCTCCTCCACCGGAGAAGAAATGGTGGCAGAAACTTAACCCCCTAAACAAATGATCTTAGTAATCAAGCCCATCCTATTCGCCTTCTTGAAGTCGGATTCAGTTAAAAAGCTCGTAGTTGACCTACTTGAAGCTTATGTAAAGCGTACCGACAATAAACTAGACGATCAAGCATTAGCAATAGTAAAAACTAAATTATTCAGTTAAATGGCTAAAGCCACGGAACAGCAGTTCAATGAGCTGCATAACCTCGTCACTAAAGAATTCTTAAAAAGAGTTAAGAGTGGCGAGGCTACAACACAAGATTTAAAAGCAGCATGTGAATGGTTGAAAGTCAATGATATCAGCGGTGTTGCTTATGAAGGTAATCCACTTGATAAACTTTCTAGAATCATGCCAAAGGTAGACCCTGAACTCGTACATCGGAGGTTACATGGCAAAATACAAAAATAGCAAAGATTTCTACGCAAAAAATCCTGATAAAGCTCAGAAAAAATCTGATGATAACAATAGTGGCAAGAATGGTCGATTTGCACATACGGATGCGTATAAAAGAAAACATGCTAATGCACGTAACAATTCTTTAAAAATTAACCCTAATCAAGATATGGTAACTCAAGCAGATGGTTCTTTGAAACCAGGTAACAGACGTAAGAATCGTATAGCAGGTGCTAAGAAAGGCGCTGCTAGGAGGACAGGTTAATGGCACGTACAAAAGAAGGTGAAGCTGCTTATACAAGCAGAAGCGGTCGTAAATGGATTTTATTTAAAGATAACAAGGATGTTAGAAAAAGAATTTGGCATCTAGTAGATGGTCAAGGTAAAGTCATTAGAAAACAGACAGGTGCAATAAATATTGGTGGCAATATAGCTGAAGCTACAAGAAGGAGTGAATCAGCTTTTCGATCAGCAGCTCAGACTACTTCTGGAAGAGGCGCAGGTAGATCTGCATTTTCTACTAGACCTCAAAAAGATAGACAGGTGAAAAATATCCAGTGGCCTGGTTCTAAACTTATCAAAGCTATTAGTAGCTCTAGACAAACGATGGAGAATTTGGATGCTATAAGAAATCGACGTGATAACTTTTCTCCAGATTCATCTCCAGGCGGTGATAGTGATCAGGATCGTATTATAGATATGAAGTCTCCTGTAGTTCAAAACGCCATTAAAGAACAAGAGAAACTTAAAATTGCTCAAAGTAGATGGGCAAGTAATCTTGTAGGATACATGGATGCAGGTGGAAACTATATAGGCGGTCCTGGGACTATTAAAGAAGGAACCACTACTTCTGAAACCGAAGATCAAACTAGGCAGAATGCAGGAATAAGTACGAAAAGTGAATCTACCGAAGTAGCACCTCTCTCAACAAACGTCTTTACCAGACACTATAAGACTGGTGAGACTCTTGGAGTACTGACAAATGCTCAACGTAAAGCTTATGAAAAAGAAGCGGCTGGTAGAACTTATGAATCAGAAGTAGCTAAACATCATCAAAAGACTAAATCACCAAGTCATTTAAAGGAAACTAAATACAAATCTTCTCTACGTAATAAAATTGCATCACTTAGAAAGGACGATAAAGATAAAACAAACGCTTCTGTTTTTGCACCCCAAACTAAAACTAAAGTATGAGGTAATATAGATGGCAGAGCAAAGAGGTATAGGCGCTGAACAAGCGGATAAAGTCGAAGGACTTATGATCGGTGCAGGTCAGGCTGTTGGTAGTAAACTTCAGCAATGGTCTGCACCTCAAGCTGGTATCCATGATGATGCTTTAAGATTTGCTGGTAATGTAGGTAAAGCTGTTCTTGGTAATCCACTTGGATCAGGAGCACTTAGAATCTTAGGTGCGGGCGGAGAAGCTGGTGGATGGGTTGGTGGTAAAGTTGCTACTAAGCTGGGTGTAGACCCTCGATGGGGTAAATGGACTGGTGGTTTTATTGGTGATGCAATAGGCGGTGGAATCGCTGCTAAAACTCTAAAAGCTGCAAAATTGGGACAAGTTGTAAAAACAGTTACAAAAGGACCATTAGACGATGCTTTAAAAATAAGTCAACAATCTAATAGAGTACCTTTAAGACAAACACTTATGGAAGGTGCTGATAATTTAAGACAATTATCTATGTCACCTCATAGGCAGTTAGCTATAGCAGGTGGTGGCGGTTTAAAAGGTAGAGTTGATGATTTTGTCTCTAATAATGTATTTGCATTTAAAAAACAACCAAGAACACCAGAAATACAGCAATTAATTGATGCAAATAGAGCATATAAACCTAAAGGATTTAATACAAATAAATGGGATAATTATGTTGGAAAATTTGGTAGTAGAGAAGGTGCCGAATCAGCTATAAAGAAAGCTGAGGAATCTGCTAAATATTTAAAGAAACACGGCAGCTTAAAAGGAAATAATAATATCTGGACAGATCCTAAAACTGGCGAAAGTTTCGTTGTTAAAAATAAAGCAAAGAGGGGTGAAATCTCTATTGGTTTTGATAGTGTAAAAAGTGTTGAAAAAACACTTGCTAATAGAATAAAAGGTGCAAAATTAAATGTAGATGAGATTAAAAAAATAGCAGATGATTTACCAGGTTGGGATGATGCTAAAGTAGCTAGATACATAAAGGAATCTGAACAAGCTAAGAGAACTTTAGAAGCTTTAATTAGAGATTTGAATAAAGGTGAAGGGCGTACAATGTGGAGTTTAGGTCATAGAAGAGCTGTTAAAACTCAAGCACATAGTGCCGATCGAATTACTAATATTGAATTAGAGCCTTTAGTAGATGTACTTACCGAACATGGTCGTAAAATTAAAGGTAATACAGGAAGAGCAGCTAACGATGAATTATCTGATATTCTATCTAAAATAACTAATAATCCAGCAGATTTAAAAGCTGATATGATTCATTGGGACGATAGTCTTTTAGGTAATTTCATGCCTAGAATGCGTGAGATTACTGATGCTAAAACCTTCTTTGACGAAATTATTAAACGAGAAGATTTCATAGCTAGAATAAAAGCATACGCTAAGAAAAACAAAGTAAGCCTTGAAGAGGCATCAGATGTTGTAAGTCGCCCTTTATATAAAAAATATTGGAAACAAGATCAACCGACTTTTATTGATTAAACTAAAACTATGCCATTAAAGCAAATTGCACCTGGTGTCCTCGTCGGACCAGATTATAAAAAAGGTAATGACCCAGCATTTGATGCTGTAATTGAAAAACTGAAAATTAATCCAGGATCACTAGATAAAAGTGGTTTGGGTAATCGCTGGAAAGTTAAAAAGAAAACTAAAAAGAAAACTAAAGTAGCATGAATAACGTCGTAACCGCCCTTCAAGACGATTTCAAGTTATTCCTACAAGCATTATGGGAGCAACTTGGACTCCCGTCCCCAACAAGAGCACAATATTCAATTGCAGACTACCTACAACACGGACCTAAACGGCTTCAAATACAAGCCTTCCGTGGAGTAGGTAAGTCGTGGATTACTGGTGCTTTTGTATTATGGACTTTATTTAAAGATAAGGAAAAGAAAATAATGATTATATCCGCATCTAAGGAACGTGCGGATAACATGTCGATCTTTCTACAAAAACTAATCATTGAAACTCCATGGCTAAAACATCTCCAACCGAAATCAGACGACTCTCGCTGGAGTCGCATCAGCTTCGACGTAAACTGTTCACCTCACCAAGCCCCAAGCGTAAAGTCGGTGG